TAATTTCGCAGGCTTCTGGCAGTGCTGGAATCACTGTTCGTAGCAGCACCTCAGGGTCTGGAACGCTTGCATTTACAGATGGCGCAAATACCCTCTTCCGTGGTGATATTCGTTATGTGCATAACGGCGATTACATGCGCTTAAGTACCGCTGGTGAAGAGCGGATGCGTATCGACAGCTCGGGGCGGTTGCTTGCGGGAACTACAAGCAGCTCTGGAAACTTCCGTGCAGTTTTTCAAGGCAACGCTGGAAACAACGCCGCTGGTGGTGATGTTGTTTTAGCAAGAGGTGCTGCAACACCTGCAAACGCGCAAGCCCTTGGTTTAGTCGGCTTCTCAGACAATACCCACACAGTTTCTGGAGTAATTCAATGCAACAGGGATGGTGGCACTTGGAGTGGCAGCTCTAAGCCAACATTGATGGCATTTCAAACCTGTGCAGACGGTAGTACGACGCCGACTGAGCGGATGCGAATCAACAGCTCCGGACATCTTTCAATCGGGACAACAGCTACAAATCCTGGCGACAATAATACTACTACTGGCTCTAGCATTAACTCAAATGGCAAATACTTTTTTAGTTGCGCCAGTGATGGAGGCCACATAAATAGGAATAATGCTGGGTATATTTTGCACGCTAGAAATAATAAGAATCTCGTTGGGGGTATTACTGTCAACTCAAACAGCACTGCTTACAACACAAGTTCTGATTACCGTCTCAAAGAAAACGTTGTTGATCTTGACGGCGCTATCGGTCGTGTAAAACAACTTGCGCCTAAACGCTTTAACTTTATTACTGCGCCTGATGCGACAGTTGACGGCTTCCTTGCTCACGAAGCGCAAACCGTCGTACCAGAAGCGGTCTTTGGAACGCACAACGGCGTTGAAGTTTGGAAAGAAGGCGAAGAACTGCCTGATGGTGTTTCTGTTGGTGACAACAAGCTGGATGGAGATGGCAACACGATTCCTGATTATCAAGGCATTGACCAATCCAAACTGGTGCCACTGTTGACTGCGGCACTGCAAGAAGCAATCGCCAAAATTGAGACGCTAGAAACCAAAGTTGCCGCCCTTGAGGCGCAATAGGTAAACTTCACCTGCAAGGACTTTCCCAATGTCTACACCCACCACAACGTTCACCTGGGCCGTTGGCTCTATGGATCGTCAGCTGAGCAACGGTGCTGTTCAAACAGTCCACTACACCGTTTCAGCTTCTGACGGCACCTATTCCGCTGGTGCGTATGGCAGCGTTGGTCTTGACCAGCCTGAAGATGATTCCGAATTGACCGCGTATTCGGAACTAACAGAGTCTTGGGCAATTTCAGCTCTGCAAGCCAAGCTTGGTGGTGCGGACAAGGTTGCTGAAATCGAAGCTGCGCTCCAGGTACAGATTGACGTGCAGCGCACTCCTGTTTCAGGTTCTGGAGTTCCTTGGTGATGCAGCGTCCAGATCCAATGATCGCCGCTAAGCCTGGTGCGGAGGATGTCCAGGCTATGGCGGCTAGAACGCTGTGGCTTGAAGAGCTGTACTTCCTTGATGGCCGTGACCAGATCAGCCATCCTCAATATGGTTTGTTCACAGGTCTGGCTCTGAAGTATCAGAACTTGACTTCGACTGACGGCATCTGATGGCTAAGTCACTTAGCGGACAAAATTTTGTCCCTAGCAAGCCAAAAAAGACACGTCAAGGTAATGGATCACATTCCAAACCGTCCCATGGACGGAAGAAGTATCGTGGCCAGGGAAAACGCTAATTCTCCTTCCAATGTTCAAACTTCTCATTGCGAGTGGTGTCGTCGTTTCAGCAGCTGTGCTGGCATCTCCTGCTCAAGCCGACTGGTACGTCAACCCTGAGCTGAACATGTCAGCTGGGCTGGATTCTGGAACGGGATCAGGCATTCTCGAAGGTCACATTGGGTATGACTTCGACAACGGTGCCTACGTGCAGGCTGGTCCTGCTGCAATCTTCCCTGATGCAGGTGACAAAGAGATCGAGCTGACCGGCAAAGCTGGTATCAGCGGTGGTCCTCTTTACGGTGAGGTTTCTTTCAGCACTGGCGATGAAGTCGGCCTTGGTTTCAAGACTGGAGCCAAGTTCAGCTTCTGAGCTATAACTAAATCGTCTCCTCACACAGACGGCAAGGAGCCCCCGTACTTGTGCAGAGCGCGGGGGCTTTTTGTTGACCCAAACGATTATGCAAAAGGTCTACAACGTGCTCGGCGTGCTGGGCTTCGTGATGTCTGGAACGTTGGTTGGGCTGAGCATTGCTGCTTTTGCTCGCATCCCAGGATGGATTGATGACTACGCAGCAACCATTACTGATGACATCACTGGTACGGTGACTGAAATGGTGCCGGGTCAAGTTGAAGAACTGATGCCTGAGATCCCTGAGCTACCTAAAGCAACTGGTCCTGCTATCCCATCTATTCAGTGAAGATTGAGGTTTTTGATAATCAGGTGCCTTTTTCCGTTCGCGAAAAAGCGCTTGATTACTGTTCACGCACCAATTTCACTCTTGGTTGGACAGATCGACCTGTTGTTGACAATGAAAAGTCTGTCCCTAATGTCCATGCGTCTTGGAGCCAAGAACAGCTAGACGCCAGCGGGATCTTCACTTACATCGCCCCGTGCATAGAGGAAACGGCTTTTTTCACGTCTCGACGGATTGAAAGCGCAGTGGTCAATCTGGTACGTCCTTCAGACGTGCATTACATCCACTCGCACCCCGGCAAGCAGGTTGCGTTGTACTACTGCAATCTGGACTGGGAGGACGGTTGGTACGGAGAAACCTTATTCCACGACCCAAAAGACTTGAGCAGGATCAGTTTTGCGTCGTCTTACACGCCAGGCAGAATCATTTTGTTTGACGGCAGCATCCCCCATGCAATCAGGCCGCAGTCAATCAATGGTCCTAAGTACCGTATCTCGCTGACTGTCCTGCTTTGCGAGGACTAGGTGATCATCTTGGTATTGGCAGTTGGATCGTCGTCATGAGCTTCAGGCCCGAAGCCTTCAGCCTTAATTTTTGCCATATCAAGTTCTGGCGCGGGTGCTTGAGGTTCCTGCTCAAACGACGCCAACCATTCGCGTAAAGCATCACCAGTTGGTGTGCCTTTAGGCCACTTCACCCACTTGAGGATTGCTTTTGGATCGGTAAATGGCCTGGCAGATTTGCCGCACAGTACGGTGTAGACAACAGGCGGTCCTTCACGTCTGCGGTTACGTTCAATCCAAAGTTGACCTGCTGTAAACCGCTCTGACTTCATGGAGATCCGAGAGATCGTTGTGCCTGAGATTAACGTGGTTCACGATTTGCCACAGGTAGCAATACCGCAAGCACCGCCGGTCACCCTAGATGTCGGCGTTCCAGTCATCAATTTGCCTCACTTCAATCCAATGGAGATGGAGCCTGAGGCTGAGCCAGAACCTGTTAAACCTGTCGCTCCAAGACCTGCTGATCCACCAGCTGCAGAACCACCACCAGTCAAACTCCCCAAAAGAGAAGAATCAAAATCAGAAACACCGCCAGTAGTTCCAAAACCAAAGGTCGAAGAAAAGACACTGCCTCAACGCATCATCGAAGCAGTTCCAACCATTCCGCAAGCGGTCAACACCGCTGGAACGTCAGCGATTGCAGTGTCAGCAGCCTTGGCAACTCCCTTGCTGCTGAAGGCGATCAGGCCGACCATAAAAAAGTTGGCGAAGAAACTTCAAAAGGCATTGGGTAAGAAGGTCAAAGTAGAAAGCGTCAGGGAGCGGAGGAAGTTCCAGAGGTCGTTACGGGGATAGAATGGGTGTGTGGAACGGGCCGGTAAACACGCACGTCACGACAGACTTTTTCGTAAGGGCTGCCTTTGGCGAAGCGAATACCCTTCATCATCAGCTCACCGCAATGCTTTAGTCGGCTAATCTCGAAGTCAAGCCGTTTGTTGGCGAGAGCCTGTTGCTGAATCGCAAGCTGCGTATCGACTGCTTCTTTACAGCGTCGTTGCAGACCTTGGTCCAGTGGGATGGTTGCCTGAACAGATAAGCCCAGATTCCAGTTGTGGTTGTCCTTTTGTCCTGTGCGCGTGTCTTTGAAGAAGAGCACGTCGCCTGGATTGTCTAACCGACCATCGTCGTTCAGATCGGAAAGGTCATAGACCGGATCTGGATAGCTGTATTCGTAGGGCAGCCCCCATGATTTGGTGCGGTTGAGGTATGGCGTGACAGTCAGTGTTGGACCTTGGCATTGAATGTTGCCGCCATAGGTGTTGGTAATTGCTGAGCCCTGCATGATCTGCACAGCCTGGTTAGACACCGACCCAGATGATGTGGCAGTTGGCGATGCGGTTGCAGAGATTCCGCCAACGTCTTGCGCGTTGACTGGAGCAGTGGCGATTATTCCGAGAAGGAGGAAACCGTATCGGTAACGCTTGTGATTTCGGTGGTGCGTTGAATGGTGGTGACGTTCGACAAGCCCGGTCCCTTCAGGCTTTCGACGAACTGAAAGGCTTCTCCAGGTTTGACGATTGACCAGTTTGGTCGTTCTCCTAAGGAGGTCCATCCGTTGACCGTTGTGTTGGAGACGGGGTTAATTGCGCCGTCTGGCTTGATGTTTACACCGCTAGCACTGTATTCAAACCCCGTTGAATAGTTCTCACTGACAATCGTCTCAGTGACCTTACTGGTTGTCTCTGTATGAGACGACATTGTGCCCTGCGTGAAGTTGGGGATCACAGGAACAGCGTGAGCCGCTGGAGCGGATAGCAACAGCAGCAGAAGCCAGCGCATCACTTGATGGTGATTTCAGTCACGAGCTGACCTACAGCCAGCGTGTTTGCTCCACCACCAACGATTGTCATGCCACCGTCAGAGGAGATCGTGCCTGCCAAGTCACCTGCCGTGCCAGAAGCCGTGGATGTCAGGCTGCCGAAGTTGCCAACAGCGCCAGTGGTGACAGCGGATGTTGGAACGGCATCAGCTTGGCGGTAGGTCTGGCTAAAGGAGAACGCATCCCCTGGAACGTCTTGCGTTGCGGAGATCGTGCCGGGTGCGTAAACACCGCTAGTAATCGTGCCAGCAGAAACTGTGTTGGCGGTAGTGCCGTCAGTTGTGTCGATGTTGGTGCCGGAGATGCTGAACGAAGAGCCAATCCGTTCTGCTGTGGTTACAGCACCACCGACTTGCAGCTGAACCGACGACATGATTTTGTGCTGGAGATCAGCACGGGCAGGCAATCCAGCTGCCAATGTGATGCCCAATACCAAAAGTGTCCGGGTCATTTGATGCCAGCTTTGGTGTCTTTGTTGTCAACAATAGTCGGCTTCTTATTTCCATTGCCATTGCTCTTGCGCTCGATGCCAAATGAAGCCATTGCGCCAGTCAGCAG